CTTAAAGCGTAACGGGGTAATGATTCTTTCACTTGTGGGTGCGTCGTGGCGCTCTCGTTGGTGCTGAAAACATGGCCGTTGCTATGGCCGCGGTAAACCTTGTTATGTCTTTAAACCCGATCGGTCTAGTGGTGCTGGCGATTGCCGCGCTGGTGGCGGGAATAATTTTATTGATTAACTATTTTGGCGGGTTTGAGGCAATAGCCGAAAGCGTAACGTCCGCATGGTCCGGCGTCGCGGCGTTCTTTACTGACCTATGGGGCGGCGTAATGGACACGTTCGCCGACGCTTGGGACTTTATAGGCGAGATTGTGGATAAGATAAAAGGCGCGGTTGATTTCGTGGCGAACGCGGCGGGCCGTGTTAGCGACGCTGCCGGCAGCGCGGTTGACTCGGCAAAAAATACCGTATCCAATGCCGCGTCTAAGGTCTCTGGGTTCTTTGGTTTTGGCGACGATAACGCCGCGGTAAACGTTGCGCGTCCAAACAGGGCCGCAAACGACAGCGGAGACGCGCAGCAGATCGCCGGCGGCGGGTCCGGCCAAATGGTCAGCCCGCAGGAACGCATCGCCAGGAGCGTCGAGGAGACCCGTTCGACGTCTAGCTCCGAAGTGACTATTCGCGACGAAACTGGTCGGGCGCAAGTTACGCGCGGTAAGATGGGCGCGGGCTTAAAACTGCAGCAGTCAGGGGCGTTTAACTGATGGCATGGAACGACAGGATCAAAGAAGCGGCCTACACCTCGCCGAGCGGCGTCCGTACCCTATTTGATTACGAGGACGTCAGCCGCGAATTTGACAAAAAAACCACCGCGTTTAATTTTCCAGACGCCGACGGCACCTATGTTCAGGATCTCGGAAAAAGCGGCCGTCGCTACCCGTTGCGGCTATTTTTTTGGGGCGGCGATTACGATCTGCGAGCCGCAGCGTTCGAGGACTCTTTAGGCGAGCGCGGGGCCGGCCGTTTAGAGCATCCAGTTTACGGCACGGTCGACGTCGTTCCGTTCGGCACGATTACCCGGCGGGATGATTTAAAGACTGCGGCAAACCAGGCGGTTATAGAGCTGGCTTTTTTGAAACGATCGGTCTGGTTTACCCGACGCAACAGTCCGACCCGGGCAGCCAGGTACTCCAAGCGGTCGACGAGTACAACGCTGCAGCGGCGGAGGATTTCGCCGACGGCCTATCGACTGACACCGCAGGCAAGCGCGTTACCTTAAAAAATACGTTTGAGTCGTTGCTTGGGTCGGTTAAATCTGGTTTGCAGACCGTGGCCGACACTCAGGACAATGTGCGAAAGCAGTTCAACGCGGTAAACGATTCAATCAACAGCAGTATCGACGTGCTGATCGGCCAGCCGCTTAACTTGGCTTTTCAGACGTCGATACTAATCCAGGCGCCGGCGCGCGCGCTTGGCTCAATAACGGCTAGGCTGGACGCTTACGGAAATCTGGCGAACTTAACCATTTCGGGCAACCAACCCGCCAACGAAAATAATTTTAGGGCGCGCGATTTGACCGCGTCCGGCGCGGTTACCGGTTCCGTTTTGTCCGTCGTAAACAACCAATTTGACCGCAAAACGGACGCCCTCCAAGCGGCCGAGGACGTACTGGCGCAGTTTGAACGTGTGAACACGTGGAAAGACGACAACCTGGTCGGGCTCGACATCGTCGACACCGGTGCGGCCTATCAACGGCTGCAGGAAGCGGTCGCACTAACGGCCGGCTTTTTGGTCGAGATCTCTTTCAGTCTAAAACAGGAGCGGCGCGTAGTCCTTGACAGGGCCCGAACTATTATTGATCTTTCCGCCGAGCTTTACGGCAGCGTCGACGATCAGCTCGACTTTTTAATCTTGTCGAACGGCCTGTCCGGGTCCGAAATTTTAGAGCTGCCGAGGGGTCGAGAGATCGTTTATTATGTATAGGGTCCAGCAGGGCGACACGTACTCCAGCATCGCCCGCAAAACTTACGGGGACGACCAGCAGGCCGCCAGGATCCGACGCGCTAATCCGGGCGTAATTGAGCCCCTGGTCGTTGGCGCGCAAATAGTAACGCCGGCGGATCCAGCAGCGCCAAGGGACAAGCCGCAGCAAGCGCCCGCACAGGCCGAGAACGAGGTCGCGTTGCTGATCGAGGGCTCGCGGTTCCGGTTTTGGGACAACATGCGCATAACGCGGTCTATTGACGCGATCGACACCGTAGAGTTCGGCGCGCCGTTCGACTCAACAGCGGCCGGCATGCGCGCCACGTTCCAGCCGTTCAGCTACAAACCGGTCGAAATTACTGTCGGGGGCGAGCTGCTGTTCTCCGGGACTATGGTCTCGGTAGACCCGGTAATCGGTAGCGAGTCGATCACCATCGCCGCCAGCGCGTACTCGTTGCCGGGCGTACTTAACGACTGCACGCCGCCCGCCTCGTCTTTCCCGATTGAATTTAACGGCCAGGACTTGCGGGGCATAGCAACGGCAATCGCGGGCGACTTTGGGATCGCGGTAGAATTCTCGGACGGCCCGGGCCCTGTATTTGAACGCGTGGCCTGCGACCCCGGCAAAAAAGCGCTGGCCTTTTTGGTCGAACTTGCGCAGCAGCGTAACCTGATCGTAACGAACAACGCCGCCGGCGCGCTTGTATTTTTCCGACCCGCTGCAGTCGGCCCGCCCGTGGCTCGGTTGCGCCAAGGCGACAGCCCGGTCCTGTCCGTAACGCCCTCGTTTAGTCCGCAGCAGTATTACAGCCACGTGACCGGCATCGAGCCCGTCGTCGTGGGGTCCGAGGGCTCGCAGTACACGGTTAAAAATCCAAGGCTTGCCGGTGTACTGCGACCGATCAGTTTCGCCGCTAGGGACGCCGAGGGTGGCGACGTGCGCGAGGCCGTGGAGTCAAAAGCCGCTCGCATGTTCGGCGCGATGGCCGCGTACTCGGTCAGCGTGTCGACCTGGCGCGATTCGCTCGGCAGTATATGGGCGCCAGACACCATCGTAACGCTCGAAGCGCCCGACGCAATGGTCTATAGTGCGTTCAGTTTTATAATTCGGTCGGTCTCTTTTGACCGCGACGGATTTAGTGAGACCGCGACGCTGGATCTAGTCATACAGGGGTCGTTTAGCGGGCAGCAGCCGGAGGCCTTGCCGTGGGAGGGGTAGCAAGAATACTGTCGTTTGTGCGCCGAGTGCGTCGGGGCGCTAACGTGTCAGACGCTAAAGTCGACACCGGTGGCGGCCCGAACATAACGGCCGAACATTTCTCGACGCCAGGCGACGACAGTCACCCGCTACCGGGCGATTTCGTTTTACTGGTGCAAGTACAGCAGACCGGCCGATCGGCCGCTGCGGGCTACCTGGACCCGCTCAACGAGCAAACGGCCGGACCGGGAGAGCGTCGTCTCTACGCGCGCGACAGCGACGGCGCTATAGTATCGACAATCTGGCTAAAATCCGATGGCTCTGTACTGGCGCAAAACGCCGGCGGGTATTTTGAACTGCAAGCGGGCGGGGCTTTTATTGCCAACGGCGCCACCGCAACAACCGACGGGGACGTGGTGACGTCGGATGGGGTTAGCCTCCGGGACCACACGCACATCGGGAACTTTGGGTCACCAACCAGCAAACCAATCATTTAGGGGTATTTAAAAATGGCAATCGCATACGTTACGGCATTAAGAAACTCAAGAATGGCGGAAGTAACGGCAGAAATTGACGCCGGGTCCGCCGGGGGAACCATCAAAATTTACAACGGGACGCGGCCCGCAACGGGCGGATCCACAACGACTCTGCTGGCGGAGTTAACTTTTGCCACTACCTCTTTCGGCGCGCCCTCGTCGGGGATTATTACCGCTAATACTATCAGCCCTGACACCGACGCCAACGCAACCGGAACGGCTAGCTGGTTTAGGCTAGCGGACTCGAACGGTTCTTTTGTGGCGGACGGCACCGCGGGTTTGACCGGGTCGGGGGCCGACCTAGAGTTAAACTCCGTTAGTATCGGCGCCGGGCAAAGAGTGGAAATAACCTCTTTTTCAATTACCGAAGGCAACCCCTAAAAAAGGCGTAGGCTATGACGGTCCTGGCGCTCGTCGAAAGCGGCGACAGTCGCGTCGAGTGCGGAGCGGTCGGGGCGCAGTGCACCGGAAAGGTAACGTACATCGCCGTTTCTGCGGTTAAGTTGGTGATGTGTGGGGACACTGGCGCGGAAGCTGGCGAGCCCGGCGCCTTTTGCACCGGGCTAATAATTGGCGGAACAATTCAAGAACGGCCGGACGTTGCCGCAGCGGTCGGCGCTTCCGACGTAAAAACCGGAATTGCCGACGTAACCGAAGGCCCGGACGCAACCAACGGCTCCGGTCGCATCGTAAGTGTTGCAGCTGGTGACGTAACCGAAGGCCCGGACGCGACCGACGGCTCCGGTCGGGCCTTAAACCAGTTAGAGCTCGGGCCGCTGATTGCTATTTTTAACGCGATAATCGACGACCAGTACGAAAACCCCGGGAGTAAAACCCCGCTGCAGCTATCGCAAGAGCTACAAGCCGAGTACATATCCTACGGAAAAACGGGTTCAGTACCCGGCGTCGATATTGTGGCGGGCGGCAATCCGCCATCGTTAAACCCGGCGTTTTTTGCTGACAACACGGCGGCCGGTATCGACCGGATAGCGGACAACGTCGCCGCCTATTGGCAGACCGTAATTACGCCAGGAGCGCCCGCGCACGGCGGAACCGTAGTTTTGTCTGTTCAAGTAGTTCCGGACGTACCGGCCTTGCGCGCGGCTATTGTGGAGGCATCAACCGCGCCCGAAACGGCACCAGGGGGCACGACCAACGTACTAACCGCGATTCAGCGCGAGCTTAAAACCTGGGATTTTATAATAACTGAAAGGGTCGCCGGCTTGCCGGTCTCTTTTTTGAAAGTATCATATAGGCTTTAAACAACACAAACGGGACCAGTGCAATGAGCGACGTCCTACTTTTTCAGACTGACGACGGCGGCGACATTACGGTCGAGCGCGGCGTGGTCGAGTTAAGCAACGGGCTAGAATCCACGGTCTACCTTTCGCTTTTTGGCGGTAACGAGGACGACGACGGCACGCCGGATAGCCCCGAGAGCTGGTGGGGAACATCGGCGAGGACCAGATCGACCGAACGTACCGAAGCGAGACGCAGCACCTCCTGCGGTCCCTGCCGGCAACGTCGGGCAACTTGCGTCGCATTGAGGAGGCCGTTAATCGAGATCTGGCTTGG